AATTTCTTAGTTGTCTGTACCATTCTAACCAAGCAAAGGAACCCGGTTGATCGTTAACTGGTGGCGGAGGTAATCCACTAGCCATTATGTATCTCCTTCAATATACTCCACTTCAAGACTTTCTAAACGTAATGGAGTATTTGCATCATGTGTTATTTTAAATGCCCTACGTCTAAACACACCCATTCGTTGAAAGGCGGGGTAGTCATCTGTTAAGTTAATTGTTTTTTCATTAGACCATGTTTGATAATCATCATTAGTCCACTGCAATCGTAGACTATTAGCAACCTGATATCTATCACCAACAACTTTACAAGAGTGCATAAACTTTCTATGGTATGTATCCATATCATATTTATTTGTGATGAGTTGAACAATAATTGGTGTAGTATTATCTAGATAATGATTGGGGTCTAGTTTGTATAGGTTTCCATTAGTTGTGTGGAGCAGGTATGCAGCACCAGTTGTGTTGTCTGCCATACAATCGTATTGAAAAACACCATTAGTTCCATTGGTGTTAGAAGCCCACTCATGCCATAACTTTTCATCTGAGTCATATACTAAAGTCCTATTAGAGGTTTTTAAATTAATTACATAAAACAAATGGCCCTTAGTTCTAAGACCAAAACCACGACAATCAGTCATATCAACTTCTGCATCTAGGATACGTTCTATATATTCATCCGAGACTTTTTTAGGTTGGAAACCATCAATCAACCAAGCTGCCCTACCACCAGAATCTGATTGAGAAATATAGAATACATACTTCTCATTACCAATAAGAGCATATGGTGCGGCGCAACCCATCTGAATGGTAGTAGAATCGTTACGACTTAGTGGGCTACCAGCGGCATTTGCAGCATCATAAAAGAACTCAATTGAAGTATGTCCTAAAGCTACTACCTGATTATTCTGTCTAGACAAAGCTACAATAGGGTCAGGAAACATCTCAGCAGAGATAAAGTTAGATGCTGTCCAACCTAATGGATTATCAACATCACATGTGTAAATGTCACTACCCTTTGCTAGAGCAACATAACCATCAATAAAGATTGGTGATGGGATATGTGGAATGGGAATAGCATTTAGACTACATGCAGCTACTGCTCCTGATCCACCACCCGATGGAAAAGAAATAGTTGGTGGTGATGTATAACCAGAACCACTAGAAGATAACGATACTGAGGTTACAACATTACCAACAACAGTGTATGTTCCAGCAGCACCTGTGCCACCCCCACCAGAAAATCCTAAACTATATGTGCCATTAGTATATCGTGATCCACCTGTTGTAAGCTGAATAGAGTGGATAGAACTATTTAAAATGCTAGACACAGTGCCAGCAGTATTTATTAACCAAGCACTAGCGCCATCTGTGATAAAAAGATAATCACCTAAAGAACTTGAGTTTCCTAAGAGAAGTCCAATGGGGCCAGTAGATGTTGGTAATGTTACTTTTGTTGTTGGGGTAACACCATCCTCAATAACAGCATTACCAATGACCACATAAAACTTATTGTTAAAGTAGATAGAACCACGACCTTCGCCAGTACCAAAGTTTTTATACAGAGACAAACCCGGTCTTTTATTTAAAAAGATTTTAGTGTTTTCTAATTGCTCTACCTTTCTAGTTTCTGGAAAGATATTAACAAAGCGTTGGTCAGTTGTTGGATCAGAACCTCTATTTGAGTAAGCACCCATTAGAGGTAATCGGGTTACACTTGGAATACCCGGAGTTCGTCTTTGTTGTTGTGCCATATTATTTCTTCGTAAAGAGTTTAGCTAGTTTAGTAGCAGCTTGTGCTGTCTGTCTATTCTTGGTGTTTTGTTGTTTACTGTAAGTGTTGTTACTTCTATCAGTAGAGTTTAAGAAACCATGAAGACCACCAGACATTGCACCAAACAGGGAACCATTAACAGGACTATTACCAGCGAATAGGCTGCTCAAACCACCGCTAGCAGCTCCACCAAGAGCCTTAGACGCGATTTCTCCTAGTTGTCCTTGTGTCGCATTACCCAACCAATTTCCAGCGGCTCCTGAGGCTGTGCTGAAAGCTGCGGCTTTGAGTGAGTTTTCCAGATCACCGGTGCGAGCATAGTTAGCTCCAGAGTTTACTAAAAAGTTACCTGCTGCTGTGTTCGCGGTAGTAGAACCTAAGTCAACACCAGAACCCAAAACAGATGTACCATCACCAAAAGCACCAGAAGAACCAGCATAACTTAAAGCACCGTTAACAACATTACCTAAAAGTGCTTGATCGTTCCCTGTTGATATATTATCTAAACCCATGACAATAGAACCCCAAGGAACACCACCAGTAAAATAACCAGCAATGTTACCAACTGGTTCACCAATTTGTCTTACCATATCAAGGCCGCTATCGTATCCAAGTAGATTAGCCACACCACTTTCAATAGCACCATTAAGAGGATCAACTTTATTCATAAAAGAATTCAATGAACCTAATAGACCATTATTCTCATCATGCACTTGTAGATATGATCCCGGAGTTGGTGATAGGCCGTGTTGCTTATTCCATTCCCAATTACTAATATCACGTAAACCACCCTCAGCACCAATAGATAGCCAATCATTGTTAGCTGGGTTAGCAGTGGCTCTCATTTGTTGTAAGGAGATTCCGGGATTCTCTAGGATACCTTTCTGTACCTCTGGAGACATACCCCAGAACTCGTTAATATTCTGGGGAGACATACGCTGGAGCACGTTAAATCCGCGCTGAGTGTCTTCTGGTGAACCAGACCCGTATAGCGAAAAGTTAGGAAGGTACGACGTGTCATCTTGCCAACGCTGTAGTAGAGGCTTTTCTCGACTATATGCCGGGTTAAGCTGAAGCCCATCAAGGTATTTTGGTACGGTGTGGTGATTTTTTGTATTTGCGTCAGACCAACCACCCGAAGGAGTCTGGCCATAAGTATCCATTAATTGTTGCCAAGATTGTATAGGTGTATCTTGAACCTGCCTTGTTGGGTTAATATAGGTGTTAACCCAGTCTCTAGCTTTTACCGCATTCTGATACTGCTTATAAGAAGCTTGATCATAATATGAACCAAATTCATTTTGATATGGGTCAGTGTGATTAGAAGACATCCAAGGAGCAATATTTTGTTGTGTATCTGAATCCACTCTTTGCAACTGTTGCCCATCTTTAGACACTGTTGGAATATTATTTAAACGACCAGCACCTAAAAACTCAGTTGGTTGTGTTGCAGTTTTATTTGCTTGTTCTGTAATAGAACCCCAATTATCTGGAGTAGTAGCAGCAGATTGCATCATCTGATTGCGCTGCTTCTGACTATATCCTTTATACTGTTGATTGATTACATCAGCTAATTGTGATTGATCAAGACCTAATCCGGCAATCTGTGCCATTACCAACTCCTACGATCAACTTGAAAATAGATCGAGCCTTCTTCCAAACCAAAGTTAAGAGCATCTTGTTTGATGATAGTCATCTCCTGCCATAGTGTTTTTCTGTCTGGAATGGGTAGGCCGTACTCAGGTGCCAACCGACAGGCTAGCCCATACGTCACAGCATCATACCATTCCTGTGGAAAGTCAGGTGTATCTGTTGCAACATCAAAGTCTTCAAAGGGAGCTTGATAAACAATATAAATACTAACAGCAGACGCATCAGTAGCAGAAGGTGTTGGGAATACATGTAGAACACCATCATCCCTACGAGGCTCATAATAGATCTGAACAGGAGTACCTAGTGTTGTTTTATTGCCAAGTCTATTATATTCATCCTTAGTAATAACTCGCATAGGAACATCAACGTTAGAAGTGGTATTACGATACCAAGCTTGTAGAACCTTCAGTGGTTTTGGAGTATTAATGGTATAAGAATTAGTACCTGCTACTAAAACCATTTGTCGTTCTTTAATAGCCCAGAGAGGCATACCATCTGCTTGCCAAGCTTTAACAAGACCATTGAGAGCAACAGCGGCTTCAGTGACTTGATCAGTTGTAGGATTCTCTCCTTGTGCAAGAGCACCGATTAAACGTAAAGCACGTTTAATAATATCATCTCTAGTTTGTGAG